ATGATCCCTCCAGAAAAGTAACCACAACTCAGAAGATTGTAATTCAGAATCCAGATTCTGATTCTCCTGATGAGAAAAAAGTTTTTATGCCAGTGCCATATAATATGGCATTTGAACTTGCTATTATGTGTAAATTGAATGACGATGCTTTACAAATAGTAGAACAGATATTACCATATTTTCAACCATCATATAACCTTACAGTAAACTTAGTTTCCGCAATAAAAGAGAAAAGAGATATTCCTGTGGTTCTTGAAAATATTACGATGCAAGATGATTATGAGGGAGACTTTGAATCAAGAAGAGTTCTTCTTTATACTTTAAGATTTACTGCTAAGACATATCTCTTTGGTCCTGTTCAAGATGCTTCCAAAGATATCATTACCAAATCTACAGTCAACTATCTTACTGGTACAGATACATCAAACGCAACACGCAATCTCACATACTCTGTTGTTCCTAGAGCAATTCAGAACTATGATGGAACAGTCCTTACTAACTTAGCAACAGATATAACCAAAACTCAAACTGTATTTGAAGTTGAAGATGGTAGTGGTATCACAGCATCATCAGGTTCCACAAGTGTTTATATTGATGTTGGTGGAGAGGAACTTTACGTTAAAGCTGTAGATGGTAATAAACTAACTGTTAAGAGAGGTCAGGATGGCACAACCAAACTTGCTCACATAAGAGGAACAGATGTTAAGTCTATTACCGCTGCAGATAATTTATTAGTTGAAGAAGGTGATGACTTTGGATTTAGTGGTACTATAACTGGAGATTAATCGTGAAAAACAATTTAGATGATGCTTTTAATATTACACCCACTGAAGTGGAAGTTGATGAGACTGATGTGGTTGTTGGTGTTGATAGAGAGAAACCAGATAGATTAACTAAAGATGATATTGAAAAGGACTATGAGTATACTCGTGGTAATCTTTATAGCATCATAGAAAAGGGTCAGGAAGCAATTAATGGTATTCTTGAACTTGCACAGGATAGTGAAATGCCAAGGGCATATGAGGTCGCTGGGCAATTAATTAAGAGTGTCTCTGATGCGACTGATAAGTTGATGGATCTTCAAAAGAAAGTTAAAGATGTTAATGAGGATGCTCCACAAAAAGGGCCAAACACAGTTAATAATGCACTCTTTGTAGGTTCAACAGCAGAACTTGCAAAACTCCTAAAAAACGGAGTGCCTAAAGAAGATAAATAAACTTACGGGGAGAGAAATCCCAAAGTATTATTTACTAATAAAATGCCTGACGATAAGTTGCCGTCCATAAATGATTGGGATGATTCAAAAGAATTACCCTCAGTAGAAGATTTTTTAAAGGAAGAGGTAGAAGAAGAATTACCTTCCGTAGAAGATTATATTGAAGAAGAGGAAGTAAAGGAAGAAGATACAGTTACTATTGAAGATGCAAATGGTGATCCATTTTTAGAAGTCACCGATGTAGTAAAAGCACCTGAATGGTCTGAATTAGTTCGGATGGTTAATGATGTCAGGGAAAGTATCCCAGACATTCCAGAAATAAAATATTATGATGAAGAACTAAAACAACTTGCAGAGCATATTGAGCAAGTAAGTGAAAATATACCAGAAGTAAAGGATTATGATCCTACAGTAGAAGCAATAACTGAACAAATAGATCTTTTAAGAGAATCAGTAAAGGATCTTCCTGAAGTAAAATATTATGATGAACAAATTGATACTATTGAAGATAAGATAGATCTTATCCAACAGGAAGTAACAAATCTTCCAGAACCAAAGTATTATGATGAAGATCTACAATCTATAAAGGAAGAAGTTGAAAAGGTAAGATCTGAAATTCCAGTATTTCCTCAGTGGGTTAATGAGGTAAATGAAGTTCCCGACTTTAGTTGGATAGGTAAAACTTTTGGTGTAATTGATGATGATTTTATTAAAGTTGGTGATAATATAAAATCCTTGAGAGATAGGATTGATTTAGAAGTAAATGAATTATCAGAATCACTTGAAACAAAAGATTTTGAAAAAAGAGTTGAAATTAATGAAGTAAAGGAAAATTTAAAGGAAACTAAGGATAAGATATACAAAGAATTAAAAGATTGTGCAATAAGAATTTGGGATCATCATACACAGTTTAAAGATGATGATAGAAAATTAAAGAAACAAGTTCTTAGTAAACTTAATGAGACAAAGCAAAATATTGAAAAACAAATTAAAGAATCTTATGATAAGAGTTATGAGTCAAATAAAACTCTTAAAGCTTATTTTGATGGATTAAAAGAAGAAATTGCAAATCTTCCTAAAGTAAAATATTATGATGATAGTATTGAGAATGTATCTGAAGATGTATCTCAATTAAGTAGTAAAATTGATGATACTACTCTTAATATTGCAGAGTTGTATAAGATTGTTAATAATATAAAAAGTGAGCAGCAAGAGTTATTAGAAATATATAATGATAAACCCATAGGACCAGATCCAGATGCAAAAGAAGGAGGTGATCCACTTACTCCTACTGGTCAAAAATTTGCAACACTAAAAGATCTAGCAGCAAACTATAGATTGTTTGTTAATAGAGTTGAACAACAAATGTATACCATCGGTGGAGGTGGTGCTGGATTTATTAAAGATCTGTCTGATGTTAATATTGATGGATTGGTAGAAGGTAATACTTTAATTTATAATGCTACAACTAAAAAATGGGATGTTGGTGCAACTGGTGCTGGTGGAACTTGGGCTAGAGGTTCAGCTGGAATTCATACTCTTGCGAATGTAGGTATTGCAACCACTGCAAGATCTGATTTTGCATTATTTGTTGAGGGTAATGGTAAAATAACTGGTGATTGGAATGTTACTGGAGACTTGGTTTATGATGAAGCAACTGCAAGAAATTGGAATGTAAGTGGTGTTGCTACTGCCACTAGATTTATAGGTACAGATGTTAGTGTATCAGGTGTTGTAACTGCTGCAAGTTTTGTTGGTGATGGATCTGGGTTAACAGGTGTTGCATCTACTGATTATATTATTACTGGAACAGCAGCAACATTTAATAATCAAGTTAATATATTAAATGTTAGTGTTAGTGGTGCTTCTACTGTAACTGGTGATTTAACTGTTGGTGGAGACTTAAGTGTTACTGGTGATATTAGTTATGATGAGGTAACTGGTAGAAATATTAATATTACAGGTATTTCAACTTTTGGTTCTAGTTCTGGAGTAGGAACCGTACATATTGGTGTAGGAACTACAGCATTATTAGTTGATGGTGATGCAAGAGTTACGGGTATCCTTACTATTGGTAGATCATCTATTACTTTAGATGGTTCTAATAATCAAATTAATGTTGGTCTTGTTACTGTCTCAAATTCTACTATTGTAATTGGTGAAGATGTAACACTTGATGCATCTGCATCTGGTATTAACTCTTGCCCTAATGTCTTATATGTTGCGAAAGATGGTAGTGATTCTAATAATGGAACATCAATTGACAATGCTAAACTAACAATTAAAGCAGCAGTTGGAGCTGCTAAATCTGGATATACTGTTAAAGTCATGTCTGGAAAATATACAGAATCTAATCCAATAGCACTTCCTGCATTTGTTGCTGTTGTAGGTGATGACCAAAGATCGGTAGAAATTACTGGTAGTACATCAACTAATGATATTTTCCATGTAAAAAAAGGATGTAAGTTATCTAATATGACTTTTAAAGGTCATCTTGCTCCTGCTGCTGCAGTATCTTTTCCCAAAGATGAGATAGCAGAAAACGTAGGTGGTGGAAAGTGGAAAGGTCCATACATTCAAAACTGCACTAGTGATACCACTACTGGAACTGGAGTCTATATTGATGGTGATCAAGCAAGATTATTGAAAGCTATGAACGTTGATGCTTTCACACAATATAATCAAGGTGGTATTGGAGTTGCTGTTACTAATGGTGGATTTGCTCAATTAGTTTCATTATTTACTATTTGTTGTCAAGAAGCAGTTAGGGTGGATAAAGGTGGTCAAGCAGATATTGCCAACAGTAATTGCAGTTTCGGTACTTATGGATTGACTGCAAGGGGAGTAAGTGATCTTCAATATACTGGTATTGTTACTTCTACAGCAGCAATTTCACAGGCTGAAATAGAAGTTGATGTAAATGCTTTTGCTCCTGAAAAGACTATTAATAACTTTGT